TATAGTACCTCCATAATTTTTATTATTTTCTTAAATCCCACATTCTCTTTACTATTTCATATTCTTCTTCAGTTACGTTAGGATTTTTATCTGGATGATACATTTTTAAGACTTTATTCATAAATGATTTAGTATCAAAGCCTAATCTTTTACCAAAGTTTATTATATAACCTAATTTTCCGCTTAAGTGATTACAATCGATATTACGTTTTGCTTTATAGTAATCTAACTCCTGTTTCCATGTTCTAAGTTTATTTTGTTCAATAGATAATCTACTTATTTCTTCTAATGCTTCTTCTATTATATCTTTAGGTACTGGAAGACATAATTGATGTTTAAATCCTTTAAATATAAAAGTATTTACTTTTGATACTCTTATAGCATTCTCGGGCATCTTTTTATTACATAATTGATTTTGTTTAAGAGTTATTTCTTCTTTTTCATTTGCCAATGTTATGAAATATTCATATCTACCTTTATCGTTTTTTACTCTTGTACGTTTAGCTGAGGTAAATATACCAAAGTTAGTTTTAATGCATGCACTTGATAATGCATCTTCCCAACCGAAATATTCTCTACCAGTTTTATATTGCTTCACGTAGTCAGGATTATTTAATTTTAAATTCTTTTTATCACATGCATTAAATATACCTTTCATATAATTTACCTCCTTTTCTTTATATTTTATATATATGAATAATATATAAATAAATTTCCAATTTTGTTAATAATTTTTTGAAAAAAGATAATAATATAATTAACAGAAAAAAAACTGACTATAATAAGTCAGTTAACTTAGCTCTTAATTGTTTTCTAAGGCCTAATACACCTGCTGTACTCATGCCTATTTCTTGTGCTATTTGATTCATGCTTATATCATCAGGTGCATCTAGTATAGCTAAACAGAAGTTTAATTGATTTTCAGTTAAATCTAATTGTAATAAATAATGTTTCATTTCCATATCATTGAATGCTGGGTCTATAGCTTCTTTTTCTAAGAAGTCTGTACTTTCGAATTCACTGAAGTTGCTTGTTACATTACCTTGATTTACTTTTCTCTTATGTGTATTTTGTCCTTGAGTATAAGTTCTACAAGCGGTTTTGATATATTTACATATCATTGTAGTTATTTTACCATTGCTTTTATCTGCTTTAAAGTTTTCTAAACATTTCCATATTTCTGTAAGTATTATATCTTGAGTTTGCATCTCATCTATGCCGAAGTACATTTTAACTGTACTTGTAAATAATTGATGATGTAGTTGATATAAATGTGCTATTACTATGTCTTGTTCTCCGTTATCGAAATAATATTTGTAATCCTCGTTAGTTTCTTCTCCTTTATATTGTTTACTTAATTCTAAAAACATTGTATTTAACATATAATTCACCTCATTTAATTTTTATATTATATATATACGAAATATTTTAAAATTGTTTACCCTTTTTTCTAAAAATTTACAAATATTATTTTTAAATCTAGACACTCGCTCTGTAAGTCGTTGATATCTCTTTTATCTGAATAAATTACTCTGCTCAGTATTTTCTTTCCTTTTAACTTATTAATTAATATATTAGTTCCCTTATCCCCTGCTTCATCATTATCTAATGCTAATATATAATGTCTTATCGGTAATGAAGTTAATAATTCGTACTGGTTTCCCCCTCCAGTTCCGAATAATGCTATTGCTGGTTTTCCGTACTTCCATAATGTTAATGCGTTTAATGGACTTTCTACTATATATACTTCTTTCGCTCCGCTCTTTATACACTCATACGCCCCATATAAATAATCTGTTTTTATAATCTTTGGAGGAATCTTATAAAACTTATAATCTATGTTTCTCGTTTGAATCCATTTGACTTCGCCTTTTATATTGGCTACAGGAAATGTAATGCACTTATTAACTGAGTCATAACCAATATCAAACATATCTATTATATCATCAGTTAAACCTCTTTGGTACATATATTTGTGAGTATATCGAAATGAATCTAATATTTCTTCTGATATGTTAGGTAGTTCTTCTTTTGTTGCTCCTCTGTTGAATTCTACTGTAAATTCTCTTCTCTTAGAAGTTAATGTTGTCTTATAATTATTATTAACCCATTTGTTGCCAAATATACCACCATCTTGATAACCAAAGCAAAAAGAAATAAATTCTGTTAAAGTTGCTGTATAACCACAAGCAAAGCAGTGTACTGTGCCTGCTTCAATCTTTTTCCCATTTTTAAATGTATCATGTACTAACATTCCACAAGAAGGTTTTCTTTCTTGCCCCTCTTTATGAGAAGGACAAGAAAACTGAATATTCTCAGTACCATCTTTTATAGTACTCAATAAATAAATTCCATTCTGATTTAAACTCCATTTTAAGTCATTTATAAGTTGTAGAGGAGTTACATTAATCTCCATTTCATTTACTCTAAACATATTGTAGCTCCGCTTTCATTTTATCATAAGCCCTTACTAATGTTTTTGATACACAACTTCTATTAGAATAACCTATTACATCACTTATTTCCTTTTGAGTATAACCGTCCATATACATTTCAACTGCCATTCGTTCATTCTTAGTCAATACTTTCATTGCTTTTTCTAAATCTAAATGTAATTCTAAATCTGCTTGTTCGTTTCTACTTTCAATCATTTCATGATATGTGCAAAGATTCTTTTCTTCATTTATCTCAGCATCTATGTTACCGTCTGTCATTCGTTTCTTATTATCTCTAAACCAGCATCTAAAATCATTTATAATTGCACTACTTGCATATGTTGTAAACTTAGCTTTTGTTTCTCCTTCTTTATATTTAGCACAAGCTTTTCCTATTGTATATATGCCTATGCTCCATAATTCGTCTGAGTAGTAAGGTATGTTAGCATTATAACAAGCTATTTGATTTGCTATCACTCTTTTTAAGAAACTAAATTCTTGTTCAGTTATTTGGTACATATAATCAACCCCTTTTATTAATATGTATAATATATAATAAAATAATCAATTTTGTTAAGTATGAATAAAAAGAAAAAACCTCCTTAAACCCAACCGCTCAGGTAATAAGGAGGAAAAATATAAAGGTGGTGATTATATGAAAAAATATTTCATCTTTTGTTTAAATTAAATTTAGGAGAGGTAATTATGTTAAATATGATAATTATGAATACTTTAACTTGTAAGGTTGATACCGCTATCTTCCTTACACTTAATATATAGTAAAAACTCTGATTTTGGTACTTAAAACTAAAAGAAATCTTCTGCTTTTTTTCTTTCTTTTCTTCTTGATTTGTTATTCTGAGGTTTAATCTCTACATTATTATCTTCATAAGTTACTTTAGTATTATCCTCATCTACTTCTGTATGTCTAAATGTACCCATGTCTATGTCCCATACATAATATATTGACTTGTTGTTTTCTCCATATCTATTCTTAGTTATTTTAAGTTTTAAGCCTGCTTTAGTTTGTACTAATGATATAACTCTACTACTGTTTTGTCCTATTGCATCTGACTCAGCTAAATCTGTTAGCTCAGGACTTTCAGGGTTCTCAGCATCAGCTCTATTTCTATTAGCTTGTGCATCTGCTAATATAGGTATTCCAAACTCTTCACTTAAATTAAATAAGTCCATTGTTATATTAGCTAATTGTAATCTTTTTTCTCTTGCATGTCTATAATCTGTCATTAATGATAATTGGTCTATTCCTACTATATCAGGTTTATGTTTTTTAATTAAATGTCTTAATGTTGGTATATCTAATAGTTTACCTCCTAAATCTTTTGGAGTATAAACATGGTATTCTTGTAAGCGCTCGGCATTCTTTTTTATATCTTTTTTATATTGCTCATAATCTGCATCGCTTATTGTACCGAATGTTAATTGTCTATTACTATAGTTCATTCCTAATGTATCTGTTCTATATGCTACACTAAACTTACTCATCTCACCTGAATATAGTAATACTTTTTTCCCAGCTTGATGTGCTGCTGATAAGAATTTTAATAGTAGCCATGATTTACCTTGATTAACCCTACCTACTATAGTAACTAATTCCTGCCCATTTTGCCAACCCATTAATATTCTATCTAATTCTTTAAAACCTGTTGTTATTCCTAATAAACCTTCAGTACCTCTTTTATTATCTAAGTCTTGTATTTTTTCTTCTACTGAGTCATTAATATCTGTCTTTTCTTTTGTTGGAGTTAAGTTAAGAAGTTGCTCAGCTTCACCTGCTATATAGTTTAACGCTTCATAACTATCTTTAACAGCTATCTCAGCAAACTTTTGTGCTATTCTTACACACTCTGTATAGTTATAATCTTCTAATAATCCATTGATTATAAACTGCACTGGCTCATATACTTCAACTACATCAAACTCATCAAAGCGCATTAAGAATGTTGCCAAGTCTGGTACTTTATCATATTTATTATAATGCTCTAATATATAGTCATAATGACTTGAGTATTCCTGTAAATGTTTTCGCTCAATACCAGCATCTAAATATTCACTTATATTATTTTTACTTAATATATTATTTATAGCTTGTAGTTGAATCATTTATTTTCTCCCCCT